TGAAAGTGGTTAATAATGTCTTGTTTTACAAGTTGTAAATCATATAATTGAAACCCAATTGAATCAGGATTAACTGTTGAAAAACCTTTATAGGTTTTTTCACCAATACCGTAATCAGGGCGAGTATTACCTTTGACAGTAATCTCTTTATATAACTTTTTCTCTAATGTGCTCATACTGTATTTACCTTATTATCTAGGGCCTGATCTAGATGTATCTGTTAGTGTTGCGCTTCCGGGTTTAACTAATTTTCCATCTACATAATACTCACCGCCGCCAATTGATGTATTATACTGAGCTATCTCAGAATCAGTTGACTGTGTTTGTTCAGGGTCACCTGTTAAAACAGCATTGTCATTAGCATCAGAATTAGGACCTACCGAATCTGCAGTTGGAGAATTTCTTACTTCTTCACGCAATGCTGCTACACAAGCTGCAAAAGTATCTTCTTGTGTTTCTGATTCTCCTGTTGCTCCTCCAGCAGTTCCTGAAGTAGCTGAGCCTGCGCCGCCCGGTACAGTTGTTGGTGCTCCTGCAGCAGATGCCACTGCTGCTGCGGGCCCGTTCATATGTATAGGCGAAGCAGTTTCGAAGTGTCCGCTGCTTGATATATTACTTGTGCCGGCGCATGAAAGCCGACCATCTGCTCCTACAGATATATCCCAGTTTGCACCAGTCTGTTGTGCCATTTGATTAGTTGCAATCATATTAATGTCAGCGCCTGCTTTAAAATTAATATTTTTTCCGGCGTCAAAGTTTATATCTTCGTCAGAGTGAAAACTAATATTGCCTTTTGAATACACTTCAAGTGTACCGGCTGCTGTTATTTCTATCCAAGTTTGCCCGCTACCGTGTGCAATATAAATTAAATCTTCTGAATTATGTAATAATAGTTGATGTCCAGTCCGTGTTCTTAATCTAATTAATTCATTAGCAGGAATCATAGGATCACCGCCGTCTGCTAATGAAGCATAAACACTAGGAGTTGTAGCTGCTGGTCCTTTTCTAAATAAACTAGGGTCACCGTCGTCCATTACAAAAGTTGATCCGGTTAATCTCGATGCAGGAATTTCTGTCTGAGAACCTACAGCGCCTACTTTTACTTTAGGATGCCCAGGCCTTCTATCAAGTGGCCCTGGAGTACTTAATCCAAATACCATACTAGGAACTTCTCGTCTTGCACTTGATGTAGTAGTTCCTCGTACTTGGTCATTTAGCAAACCTGCACGTTCTAAAATAGCTTGTGCGTCAGTGTTGACTGGTTTTATAAACTGTGTAGGATTATTCCCTACTCCTGGTTCGTTACGCTTGTTATACTCGCCTACTGGAAGTTGCTTAGTTATGTCGTCTTTATTACTTTTTGTACTTGCATTTCCAGGAACCATAAAGTTCATAAATTGCTCTTGTATGCAACCAAACCAATATCCCCTAGCTCTATTACCTTCTACAAATGTAACTAACACTAGTGATCCAATGTCTGGAGGCACTGCCCACATTCCGTAACTTTTTTGAGTATGATCAAACCCTTCATTGTCACTTGTTCCAGTGTACGGAGTTATGCCATAAAACGGACTCAAATACCCCACTTCTACCATTTCGCCAGTAACGTCTGTATTATTGCCTTCAGTTGTTGTTTTTAATAGTTCAACACTTAGTCTTCCCATAAATTCAGTATCTAAGTGACTCCTAACAAGGGCCATAAACGGGCCAGGGCCGTCAAAGTTACTAACTTTAGTAGTACCTATTGGGGTTCTTGATTCTTCATTAGCTGTCATTATCCTGCACTCGCACTAATTATGTTTTGTCTTCTTTGTTCTGCTGCTTTTGCTTCTTGTCGTTGTCGTAGTTGGCTTTTGCCGCCAGGTTTAGTTGTTCCAACTGGGATGCCGCCGTCTAATGGTGCTGGGCTTGATAATTGTCCTGCTCCTGAATCTCTTTCAGCATTAGTCATGCCATCGTCACCTACCATAGGATTAGCATTAGTTGGAGTAATCTGAGCATCTGTCGCCGAAGTGTTAACTGCAAGATCGATTGCAGTTACTAAATCATCATCTTGGCGAGGTCTTCGCATAGTTTGAAGTGTTTGCGTAAACTGTCCACCATTGAATTTACTATTTACAAATAACACCTGGTATAATCCACTAAATTCACCTACTGGTGCAGCACCACCGCCTGGAAATTCCATATAACCATCAGGGCCATAATCAAGCGGTGTTTTAAAATTAAGTTCAATATCAACTTCACTACCTTGATACCCTACTGTACCGTCTGAAGTGATATTTATACTTCCTGCCAATGCTGCATTATAATTACCCATCCCGCTATCAGCTATATAATACGGATCACCTAATATTGTCAAGTCGACCATAACTAAGTCTACCGGACTATTTACTAATGCTTCATTAAAATCTCTTGCAATTTGTGATTGTGGACTAATTAGTCCAATGCCACCGTCGATGAGATTAGGAAGTGACACTCTTGACATCTGTCTGCCAACTTCACTAGCATTTGTATTACCTGGATTTACGCCAGGAGATGCATTTTCGCCTGTTGATGTAGTTTCTTGCGTTACAGAATTTTTACTATCAGCAGTTGCTTGACCTAGGTCTCCATTAATTGATGAAAAGAATGCCGCATTAAATGTAATGTCAAAATCAATAATATCTTTGTTTAGACCAGTGTATATATAATTGTATTCTTTTACTGCTTGTTGTTTTAGCTGAGGAATACTTGGACTACTTTCTGACGGAGACATAAATTTACTTAGGTGCACCAGGTAAGGAATAACCCGATAGACATAGACTCGAGATGGCATTCCTGTCTTTGATACAACAGCCGCACCACTATCGGCATTATATACCTGAGCTTCGATTCTAAACCATTCTACCATTCCATTACCATCAGGTGTCCTAGTTGTAATATCTTTACCGTATTCACTAGTTATAATAACTTCTTCAATTATAGTTTGAATACGCTTACCTGAAGAAAATGTACCTTGTCTAATATCACCAGTTAACTGAACTCTACAACAATCTATTTCGCCTTGTGTATATTCGCTTTCGGCATTTACGTGACTTTGCATCGGGCGATTGCCGCCATCAGTATTAGAGCTTGTGATCTTAGACTGGCCAATTTTATTCATAGTATCAACATTTTCAGCATACTCTCGAATATTTTCTCCAATGCTAGATCTCTTAACTGTTAAGCCAGGAATATTTGCTATTTTATCTCTATAATCAGCCGGTACTTCACCATCAGTATCGCCTGTGGCAGAAATATAATAATTCCTTATTTCTTCATCAGTGAACTCTCGAGTAGTCGCAGTATCGTCGTTGGTTGTTTCTGGAGATCCTTGCATAATTTGATTAGATTCTTGTGCTGACGAAGTTGCAGTTGGAAACATTATAACATACTGGTCTGCTTTTTCAACTTTTTTAGCTTGCTCTAATGCCAACTGACGATCATTTAACACTCTTGTTAAGCTTTTTTCACCAGTTTGTAACATTTCAGCAACTGTTGCTCCAGAAAAACTTACATCAGAATGGGTAGTTTGTACTTGATCTGTTAGTGCAAGTTCTTGGTACGGAATTGCTGAAACTTGATATTCGCTTCCGCCTTCAGTGACGTCAAATGTTACATTTGTAAGTTTTAACGGAAACATTCTACGCAGATTGCTCGAATGTATATAGTTTCCAGCATCGTCATACCCTTTAAAGTCAACAGTTAGCAAATACGGAGCTTCAATGTAACTTGACAATGGGCCCTGAGCACGTTTAGCTGCTACTTGCAATGCTTGTAAGAACAATCCCATACTATATGGTTCACTAACTTTAAAACTAATACTTGTTGCATTTGTAGCCCGAGTAGCAGGATTAAAAGACATCATTGATTCGATATCTACGTCATCAATAAAGTATTCAACCTTTCCTCTTTGCTCGTAAATTGTTGCACTACCAGGTAGTGGGCCGCCACCGCTTCTTAGTATTACAACGCCCGGATCTCTGCGTCTATAAGTTTGATCAGGAAATTGTAATTCAAAATTAGATAAACACCCTAAAGTAAAACTGTAGGTAAAACTTGCATATTTGTCTAATTCATTAGGTTGTTTGCCACTAAAACCGCCTAGGCCGCTTAAAAATCCACCAAATGTTGATCCTAACATTTCATTAATATTACTTAAAATAGAAGGACCAGTTAATCCGTTTAAGCTATTTGCAAGATTAACTGTTGCGCCTGCTATATCCTGTGCTGTGCCTGTTATAGAGTCTGCAATCCCATCTACCGAAATATTACTACTCTGTTGGAACGCTCGGACAGCATTATCTATACTACCTACACCGCTGGCTTTTAATCTTGCTTCGAGGTTTTGAGGGAGGAGATTACTCATATTAAATTCCTAATGTCCGTGTTAGTGCATTTCCTTTAGGTACATAAATTTGTATACCTGCAATTAAATCAAATACAGGATCTTTAAGTATCTCTATGTTACGCTGTGCAAAGACCCACCATAATTCTTTATCGCCATACAAGTCAAAAGCTAATAAATCAGGACGGTGTGTATATTGAGTCTGAACTGTATAAAGTACATCATCTGATTCTGCAGGAATTGGTCGTATTTTTAATATATCAAGATACTGACCTTCTTTTGTAGGAGTGTTAAACCAAGGACTTGTTCCAGTATATGTTGCCATTAGATAAACCCACCACCATCAGTGCCATTGGCATAATTGCCACTAACAAATTTTTCTAAGCTAAATTGTTGCACAGCCCGTCTACTGTAAGTTGGCATTACTACAACCGAGACAGTACATCTTGTTGGAGCCCAAGAGTCTAATGCCGGAACATAAATGTAATCTACATCAGTGGGCAAGTCGCAAGTAAATTGCTGTACTACAACAGGTACGTTTTTAAAAACATAATCACCATAACCATTAAGCTGCACTACCGGAGGTGGCGCCCCTCGATTAGTTGAATTACCGTATGCCATTTTTGTAATACTTCTTAGGTAATGCACCATTGCTACCCAATATACACCCTCAGATTCACTTTCGATTATAAAATCACCACTGATCTGAATATTGTCTGGTTGGCTACTTTGATAAACTGGAAACGGATAGTTACTATGGGTTGGTTTTGTTTGTGAATAGTTTGCTGAGTGAGACAATATTATAGACGGAGTATAAGGAAAAACTAAACCAGCAGTTTTATCTAATGCATTTGCAATTTCTCCTGTTAATCCTAAGTTAGGCGGTAGGGAAAGCCTAACACGCCAATCATCATTATCAGTGCCTTTCCAACTAACGTTACTAAATCCTACGCCGCCAGGCATGCCAAACTTAGGCAGTCCTCCACCTCGTAATAAACTCATAAAGTTTGAAGCAGTAAACACATCTTCAGCAATGCCTTTTACAGCATCACCTACTTGTCCTATTAATCCTTGACCAAAATTTGCAGCACTGCCTAATAAGTTACTAACTGATGTGGACGGACTGACTGAATTTCTAGCTTGAGATTTCGCTGCTTGGCTAGCTGTTGACCCTACTGATAAATCCTGAAATGGCATATTAATTGTCTCCTATATACATTATTTAGTTGACTTTTTAATGTATGTATATTATAATATATGTAAGTAAATAACTTAGGAGACTAATCATGGCTAGAAAGATCAATTATTTAAATAATAAAGATATTCTTAAAGAAATACACAAGTCAAAGAGCACATTTTGTAGCTTTGTTGACCCCGAATACAACCAATTTGATGTAATATTGCTTAGTGTCGACAAAGTTAATAGATTAACTATTGCTGAAGCAAAGCGAAATAAAGCAAAAAGACTTCAACATATTGATTTTGAAGCTAGAAAAGCTTCAGGAGAAAAGGTTAAACTTGCCGAATGTGAAATAGACTATCGTAAAATGGAAAAGAAAGATTTGATATTCCGTATTATGACGTTTGATCATATACCAGACGAGCCAGGACGTAAGAAGACTCCAAAAACTATTGCCGACCACAAGGTTAAATTAAACTTTCCTCCGTTTAAGCATTATAAGTTTGACGAAAATGACGATCTTGTATGTATAGGTAAATCGCATTGGTCTGGCGGAATGGAAAACGGTAATTTTGATTTAAAAGGCGGCAAGGCTACAAATAAACTTGCTATGATGTGGATGAAGCTTTGTGATCGGTATGCTACTCGCGGCAATGTTCGTGGTTATACTTACAATGATGAAATGCGCGGACAAGCTATTCTACAACTAGCACAGATTGGTTTACAGTTTGACGAATCTAAATCACAAAACCCATTTGCATACTACACTGCTGCTGTAACTAACAGTTTTGTTCGTGTTATCAACATTGAAAAACGTGCGCAGAATATTAGAGACGATATTTTAGAGATGAACGACATGAATCCTAGTTTTACAAGACAAAATCAAGGTGACTGGGAAGCTCAACAGCGTAGAGAGAAATTAGCGCAAGAGAAAAAATGATCAGTTGACATCATTTACATTATCGTGTATAATTAAGTACAACTTATAATTTTGGAGTTTTAACCTTGTTTAAAAAAGCGGCTGTTTTTACAGACATACACTTTGGTTTAAAAGGCAATAGTAAAGTACATAATCAAGACTGCGAAGACTTTATTGATTGGTACATTCAGCAAGCAAAAGATAACGGATGCGAAACTGGTATCTTTTGTGGCGACTGGCATCATAATAGAAATAGTTTAAACTTAACTACTATGGATGCTACTGTTCGATGCATGGAGAAGCTAGGTGCTGCTTTTGAGCAGTTCTTCTTCTTTGATGGCAACCACGACTTGTATTATAAAGACAAACGTGACGTTAATAGTACTGCATTTGCAAAACATATTCCAGGTATTACATTTATCGACGAACTTACAACAATTGAAGATGTTACTATTGTTCCTTGGTTAGTAGGTGACGAATGGAAGAAACTTAAAAAGTTAAAAAGCAAATATATATTTGGGCATTTTGAGCTACCTAGCTTCTATATGAACGCTATGGTACAAATGCCCGACCACGGAGAGCTTAGAGCAGAAGACTTTGCTAACCAGTCTTATGTTTTTAGTGGACACTTCCATAAACGCCAGCAACAAGGTGTGGTACATTACTTAGGTAATGCGTTTCCGCACAATTATGCTGATGCATGGGATGATGCACGTGGCATGATGATTCTTGATAGAGAAAATGACAAAGAACCAGTTTATATTGATTGGCCACAATGTCCTAAGTATCGCACAGTTAAACTAAGTCAGTTAATAGACGAAGCAGATACACTTATTAAACCTAATATGTACCTACGAGTTAATTTAGACTTACCAATTAGTTACGAAGAAGCTAGCTTTATTAAAGAAACTTTCATTAATAACTATAACTGCCGTGAAATTAGTTTAATACCACAGAAGACATTAGAAGAAACTAGCTCACAACTAGACATTCAACAATTTGAAAGTGTCGATCAAATTGTTGCTGGTGAAATTAGTGCTATCGACTCAGAAAACTTCAACAAGAAGATGCTAATGGATATTTATAACGAGTTATGATAAAGATTAAAGATTTAACAGTTAAAAACTTTATGAGTGTGGGCAATCAGACCCAGGCTGTAGACTTTGACAAAGAAAACTTAACTCTTGTGCTAGGTGAAAACTTAGATCAAGGTGGCGACGACAGTGGATCACGTAATGGTACTGGTAAAACTACTATTATCAATGCATTATCTTATGCGTTATACGGAAAGGCTCTTACAAACATTAGAGCTAACAACTTAATTAACAAAACAAATTCAAAAGGCATGCTTGTTACGCTACACTTTGAAAAGAATAATGTTGATTATCGTGTCGAACGTGGTAGATCACCTAATGTACTCAAGTTCTATGTAGATGAACAAGAGCAAGAGATGACAGACGAATCACAAGGCGACAGTCGTAAAACACAACAGTATATTAATGATTTACTTGACATGTCGCATGATATGTTTAAGCATATTGTTGCACTAAACACTTACACTGAGCCGTTTTTGAGTATGAGAGTTAACGACCAACGTGCCATTATTGAACAGTTACTCGGTATTACTATTTTAAGTGAAAAGGCAGATGCACTTAAAGAAAAGACAAAGCAAACTAAAGATGCTATTACTGAAGAAACATTAAAGATTAATGCTATCCAAACAGCAAATGAAAAGATTCAAACAACTATTGATAGTCTAAGTCGTACACAACGTGCTTGGCTTTCTAAGAAAGATCAAGACTGTGTTAAATTGCAAACTGGCATCACAGAATTAGAAAAAGTAGATATTGACGCTGAATTAGATGCGCACGAAAAACTTTCTAACTGGACTCAGCGTAACAATGCTATTTTGTCTCTTAAGAAAGAGTTAAGCACACTTGAGCCGGCACTAGAACGTGCTACTAAGACATCAAATAAGCTCGTTAAAGACATTACAGACCTCGATGATGCTACTTGTTACACTTGTGGTCAAGAACTACATGCAGATAAAAAAGCAGAAATTTCTTTACGTAAAAGTAAAGAACTTGATGATGCCAAAGCATATGAATCTGAAGTTACTATTAAAGTAACAGACGTTATGAAAGCACTTGAAGAGATTGGCGACATTAACGGCAAGCCTACTACATTTTACGATGTTGCAAAAGAAGCATATGACCATAGACAAAATGTCGATGGCTTAAAACAAGCGTTAGCAAATAAACAAGAAGACACTGATCCATATCAAACGCAAATTGACGAACTTACTGCAACTGCAATGCAAGAGATTAATTGGACAATTGTTAATGAATTAACAGACTACAAAGAACATCAAGACTTCTTACTAAAATTACTTACAAATAAAGATAGTTTTATTCGTAAAAAGATCATTGATCAAAACTTAGCATACTTAAACAATAGACTTACATATTACTTAGATAAACTAGGATTACCACATCAAGTTGTGTTCCAAAATGATCTTGCTGTTGAAATTACACAGCTAGGACAAGATCTAGACTTTGATAACCTATCACGAGGTGAACGTAACAGACTTATACTTGGTATGAGCTTTGCATTCCGTGATGTTTGGGAAAGTCTATATCAAAAGATTAATCTATTGTTTATTGACGAACTTATTGACAGTGGCATGGACACAGCAGGAGTTGAAAACTCTTTAAGTGTTCTTAAGAAGATGGGTAGAGAAGGTGATAAGAATGTTTATCTTATCTCTCACAAAGACGAACTAATCGGAAGAGTTAATAATGTTATGCGTGTTGTGAAAGAAAACGGATTTACATCATACGAAAACGATATTGATATTGTGGAGTAATGAATATGATAGAAGACGACATTCATGATCAATTAACTAAGGCATACTTAGAATACTTTAAAGCAAACGAGAATTTTGAGTCTCGTTTGTCTCATCGTACACACGCTGCAAGTCGTAGATGGTTACGAAAAATTAGAAAATTAGCAAAACTAAGGCAAGAAGAAATACACGCATCGTATGCAGCCAAGAAGGCAGCTGAAAAAGGCAAATAGCGGTAAGTACCATATGCAATGGACTTATCAAGGTGAAATAATAGACAAACTACCAGAAAGTTGTGAAGCTTTTGTATACTTGATAACAAACAAAGTCAATGGTATGATGTACGTAGGCAAAAAACTAGCAAAATTTAAAGTAACAAAGAAACCACTTAAAGGCAAAAAAAACAAAAGACGTAGCACTAAAGAAAGTGATTGGAAAGATTATTATGGCTCCAGTGATAGACTTAATGCAGACGTTTTAGAGTTAGGCGATGATAATTTTATAAGAGAGATTATTCATATGTGTCCTAGCAGAGGCATAGCAAGTTACTTAGAAGCGCGAGAACAGTTTGAACGCAGAGTACTCGAAACCGATGATTACTACAATGGAATCATAAATGTTAGAGTAGGCGGATCAAAAATTCTTAAAGAGCATTTAAATAAAATTTAAATAATCTTCGGTTGACAACAATAATAAACTCAATTACACTTACGTATAGGCAAAAGAAATGACAAAGCTAAACTGGACAAAAAATACTACTAACAGGAAGATAGATCACTACGCTGATGCTATTGAACGTAACCAGTCTAAGCCAACAGAATCTAAAAAAGATATTAAACTAGGCATACACGAAAATCATAACTGGCAAATTGTCAAAACTCAAACAGGTCCACACGCAGGCAAAATAATCTGTAACGATTGCAATGGCAAATTTGTTACATGGTTACCTAAAGGCATAACATAACAGCACTTAAGGTTAGCGGGCCAGTTTAAAAATACCGCTGTGGAAAAAGTAGCCGTATAGGCGCACACGTAACATGTTGAGACACTCCCCTAGGTAAATCCTAGTATCCTGAGAAATGGAAGTGAGTTAGAGGGTTCGAACCATATGCCCGATGTATTGACATAGAATGAATTGCTGTCATTCGAAAAACACAAACACAGTACATAAAAACTCTTTAGCAATAGGAACGAAGCGAGAGGTAGTTTACGGTGTAGCGTATATTTTAAGAATATACGGTTTAGCGTAAGCGATGTCGACGTAGGTTGGGAAAGGTCAGAGCCCATTGTACTTTGTGTATAAACAATTACCTACTTCCAATGTCTTGGCTGTGCAGACTCACATGAAGTTTTCATTAAGACGACGGGGCCGTAATAGGTTCCGTCTGACTAAACAATCTACATGAAATTAAAACATTAATACATTCGTATTAATGCAGTATAATATCATCTAATTAATCATTCACTTATACGAAGTATACATATAGTTTGAGCGTTAGCGAAAACTTGTATGAGCTTGCTCATACATTAACTTTACTTCATTAGTGTTGATAGATAAATAACTTTAATATATTAAAGGATTAGTCACGAATGAAAGTACATCACATATTATCTGAAACATTAGACGTAAAACAAGTTGATGGTATGTGGCGAGTATTCGATACTGTTAAAAATGCTGTTGTAGGTGATGTTGGATTTGCAACGGCTGGTGAAGCAGAAGCTGCACGAGATCAACTTAGAGCTCGCCCTAGCGGTACACCGAGAGCAGTAAGAGATGTACCAACAGACGCACCATCTGGATCTGATATACGTCCACTTCGTCCAGGTACTCCTACAACTGACCAATTATCTAGAGGACAACGAAGACGTTTAGCTAGAACTGGAAGTCTTAGAATTAAAGGAGTTACTTATACTGCTGCTAATATTAGTGCTGCGGATGCAGATGCAAGGATTACTACACCAAAAAGTTTAGATAGTCCTGCAAGAGGAGATACCTTCCGTCAACGTACTGACACACCAGACACACCTGCCAAAACTTGGAATACAAAAACTGGTAGACTTGCAAAGTGGATCGGCGCACGTATTGCTAGACGTGTACCAACTCTTGGAAATTTAGCATTTAATGTTGCCGCACTTGAAGATGGACTTGATACATATATACGTGCAATAGTAGATAATACACCGACTTCAGACGCAGAGAGAGCAGCGTATATAGAAAAAATAAGATCAAACGAGTATAAGGACTTGCCGCAGGCAGTGAGATACGCATATTTAGACAGTATTGGAGTTTTCACTAAAACAATAATGGAAGCTGTAGTTGCTGTATTCCTAAGCGGACTTTCAATTGCGGCTGCTGCTACTGCTCTTGGTGCTATAGGTATTAGTACTGGCGGAATAGGATTTCTTTTAGCAATAATAGGTGGTGCCGGAATACTTATCTTGGGCACTAATGGATTGTATTCCGTTCTTGATAGCTATGGCACATTTGATTACATTGAAGCTAATTGGGTAGCACCTAACTTTACGCCAGCCTCTCTTGTTGGAATGGCAAATACGTTTGATGGTGCACAACTAACTCTAAACGCTTTAGTTCCAGGAGCTGATCCTTTTGGCGAAAGTATAGAAGAAAGTATTGATTTTGACGAAATAATAGAATCAACACCTCAACCAGTTGCTAATCCTGAAGCAGATAATAAACTTAAACGAATGATTAGAAATAATCCTGAATTATATGCAGCTTTCCAAAAAGGAAAGCCTGAGGCAATGAAAGTAATGAAGTCTTTGAAATCGTCAACTGGTCCGCAGTAATTAAATTAACGGCATACGAGTTTTTTCAGTAGTTTCTATATTATCTTTTATAATTTTTTGAAATATGTCAATGTCATCACGGGTAATATGATGCATTAATGCTTCATAGTTTATCGACCCTCGCATATACCATCCTATGCGATAACGTTCATCCTTAATACGTTTGATTTCATTTTCGTAGTCGTCAGAGAGCTGTTTTAGATCAGATTCCGAGCATGTAAGAATTTTAATCCGAAAAAATTTGAGTAGTCCAGATCTATTTTGGTTTCATAATTCCAGTTACATTCTTCGTTAGAACACTTACATTGTGTGTTTGGAACTTTCCATTTATTACTAAGTTCAAATATATTTTCTTTTAATTCATTATAAAATTTTGCATCATTTTCTGTTACAAATGCAGTAATTATGTCTAGATTAGTTTCAGACTCTACTGAATTCCCTACAGATTTTATATAAGTTAGTGCTACTCTTAAATTCATAGTCTCAGACTGATCATATAGTTGCTTTATCAACGTATCTTTTTCTTTGTTATCCATAGTAGTATCACTAGCAATTTGTATCTGTTGTCGTTCGTATGTATAATTTTCTATGCTAAAATCAGTCATTTCTTTGTAACTTAGCGGCCTTAAATGGAACGTTAATTCATCTAATTCAAACTTGTGTGAAACATCAAATTGGCTATACGCTCCTATCATATTTGTTAGGC